GCGAAGTCGAGAAGACCGTTCGTCACACCAGTACCAATACCTGTGGTCACTTCACCGTTAAGGCTCAAGAGACCGCGAAGTTCAGCCGTCTGGAAGACAAGACCGCGACTAGCACCCGTAAGCAGATATGCGTTGATATCAGCCTGCGCGCCGTCCATCGTGGTCTTCGGGTATTCTTCGATCAAGCGAATGACAGCCAGCTTACCGCTGTTGAACATCAACTCTTTCTTCGGAATGTTGATAGCGACAACAAGACGGTGAGGCTCCACTTGGAACTTACGAATCTCTTGACGTCGGGTCATGTTGAGAAGCTCGTCGCCGACAAAGATACCAACACCACGCGCCGGGGCTGCACCAGTAAAGGTGCGCTCGATGAACGAGCCGCCTTCCATCGGCATGCGCGCTTTGGACATCAAAGCGTCGAAAAGCTCATTACTACGCACGAACGAGTTGACCAGAGGTCCTCGCAAATCCGCAAACGTAGTGTTGAGGACTTCAGTTGTAATAGCCATTAATGGCCTCCAGGCCAGACAGAATATCCAGCCCAAGAAAATCAGGAAAAAGAAATATCGGATTCTTGTGCCTGCCCTTTGGGCTTTCTATTCGGACTCTTGCGAGCTACCCGAGCCGCTGGGTGCATCTGAATATTTACACGGCGGAAAAATAAATGCAACACACATTCAGGTTTTATTCAATACCGCTACGCTCTAAAGCAGCAAGGTTAGACATATAAGCGTCTTTCGTTTCTTTCTTTTGCTTCTTTTGAGCAAGACCGCCGCTAATCGCACCACCGGCAGCACCAACTCCCGCACCAATTAAGCCGCCTATAATATTGCCGAGCCCCGGAATAATCGTACCCAAAGCAGCCCCAGCTTGTGCTCCAAGCATCGCACCACTCGTTGCCTGCTGACCAGCACCCGCAACTTCTTCAGGTGCTTCCTTCAAAGAAGCACGCAACATCTCACGTCTTTCGCTAGACAATAAAGCTTCTTCTGCCGATTCTTCCGCTTGTTGAGTCGCCAAATCCGCAGGAGAAGTCATTTCATATCCCGTAAGGTCAAAGCCAGATTGACTCGTTGAAGCATAGTACGTTGATCTTTCGACAGCTTCTTATCGCCTTCTGCAGCACGTTGAAGTTGTGCTTTCTTCTCCTTAAGTTTAGACACAGGAATCTTCTCGCCTTCTTTAACGCCCATCGCCTTGCGCAAAGCACCAGGCTTTTTAATCGCGTCTTGAATCCATTTTTCGGCCACGGAAAACTCCTCTTCGTGTCGAATGTCCCAGAGCATGATACCATCGCATCATGGATGATACACCTAACCTACTCCAATCCTCGGGTGCAGATCTTGCGGAAGCTCCAGGGTTACACATGGGTAAGGTACGTGCTTTATTTAGCACGCCCGAAGCCTTTGTGTCGATGTGCCAGATCGTTCGAGAAGACGAATCTACAGGCTATCTAAACCCGACAAAGACGCAGAGAAAGCTTCTACATGCAGTTGCGGAAAACCGATGGGTGCTCGTCAATAAGTTCAGGCAGGCAAAGATTACAACAATCTCCGTCATGCTTCTCTTACGAGACTGTATGTACTTAAGCGGTGTCAAAGGACTGCTCATTGCAGAACGCCAGGACACGGCTGAAGACATCTTCGAACGCATTCTGTTTGCTTACCAAAGACTCCCCGACGACGTAAAGATGCCGCTTGCAAAGGGGCGTAAGGCAGGAACAACGCAGATTCACTTCTGTCATGGAGGGTCAATCAAGATCCTCACTGCAGGCGGACGCTCACCAGCTATCGGTCGTTCTGTTGACCGCCTAATCATTACAGAGTTTGGTGAAGCGCAGTGGCAGCGTAAAGCAGCTATCAACATCTTCCCGACGCTTAACAAGAGGCCCAACGCCCGAGTCATTCTGGAATCTACGCCAGGACGAGCAGGCTCACACCACGAGACAATGTGGCGTCTTGCGCTGGAGGGGAGAGGTCGATTCCATCCACTCTTCCTCGATTGGTGGGAAGATGATTCATGTCGTGTAGACCCTACAGGATTCGTACCTACGGAAGAAGAGAAAGCCTACGAAGAACGTCACCCTGGCATGCAAGATAAGCACTTGGCTTTCCGAAGACTTGCACTTGAAACCGAGTTCGTCGGGGACCCCAGATTATTCTCTTCAAAATATCCTTCAGACCCCTACGATGGGTGGCTTGGATCGTCTGCACCGGTTATGCCAGTAGACATACTGAAGCCTCTTTTGTCTCAAGCGGTGAACGATCCTCCCATCTCATTTTCGGGATGTCGAGAAGTCGAGCCGCCTGTGCCAGGGCGTAAGTACGTCATCACCGCAGACCCCGCAGGTTTTGGTGGTTCGGGTGATAAGAGCGCGCTTACTGTATGGGACGCTGTTGAACGACGTGAGGTCGCCTTCTGGGAAGACCGGGAAGCGCCTGACAGGTTCGCCCGTCGTTTGATGAACGTGCAGAAACGCTACAACACTGCGCTGCTTGCGGTTGAATCCAACGCTACTGCATGTATCGCGCTGCTAAAAGACAACGGGTGCAAGAAGCTTCTGTGGACGAACCGGAATCACCCTGGTTGGTACGCGACAGAGAAACGTATTCAAGAAGCAGAAGCACGTTTAGTTAGATTACTGCGCGATCAAGACATTCATCTTTGTTCTCGTGGACTATTACACCAACTTTTGAACTATGATGGTTCTCGGAAACGTCGTGTTAAGGGAGAAGACGGTGAAACCCACCACTTCGACCGCGCTAGAACTGCTATTATGGCCGCTGATATCTTGTCTCGACGCCGCTTCAGCACTGAAAGCGGAGACGAAGAGGTTGAGAGAGTTATCGGTCAGGTTACTATTGCTGATCTAGATAAGCACAATCACCGTGTTAAATCACAAGCGAAGAATCCATTTCGCCCACCTCCACGTAACTGGATGTAAGCATGCCTCGTTCTACTGAAAAAGCGAAGAAACCTATTGACGTCGAAGCCCTGATTAAGGGCATGAAGGACAACGCCCGTGACGCAGACCGCGCACGCGTTGAAGCTGTAGATGCAGAAGCTCGCGTTTCTACTAAAAAGAAAGAGAGTCCGAAGATGCAAGAGCTTCCCCGCGCAAAGGGCGGTCAGTCTAAAGTCGGGAACAGCCCGAAGGTTACTCCCAAGAAGAAGTCGTCTTACTAGACTCAAACTGAAGTAGGTCAACATGGCTGGTCCCAAGCTGTCGACACTGATCGACCGTCACAAGCGGTACTACGATCAGTACGAGCGTGAAGCCTTTGATAAGGCACGTCGATACTATCGTGGTGAGTTCTGGAATACGTCTCAATTAGACGCCAGCACAAACCGCACTTTGCTGCGTACAATGCTGTGCAGCAAAAACCTTATCTATGCGATTGCGGATACTGCAATCAGCGCGCTGCTGGGACCAAACCCACAAGTCGCAGCCACCCCGCGTAATCCTCGGAGTCAAGAAGCCGCGCCTGCCGTAAACGGTTTGATGGGCTATATCTTTGAGTCCAATCGCATGAGACGTCGAGCCGCTACTGCACTCATCGACGCAGTGTTGTGTAAGCGCGGAATCTTCAAGACAGGCTGGGACCAGAAGACTGACCGGCCCATGATTAAAGTCGTGGATCCTTCGGCTCTCTTCTTTGACCTTACCGTTCGTGACGTCGACGATATCAGCTACTGGCTTGAGGCCACAGTCGTCCCCTACGAGGTGTTCAAGCGCCGAGTAGAAGAAGGGAAGTACAAAGTACGCAGTCTCGAAGATGTGCGACCTGACCGGTACCCAAACTGGATGCTTGGTGGACGTTCCCAGAAAGATAACTCTGGTGTACGTGATGCTTTCCAGTGGGTCACTGTCTGGGAGTACTACAACCGAGAGACGAACAAAGTACAGCACTACGTCCAACAAACTGACGAAGTCGTGATGGAAGCAGACATTGACTACATCCCGTACTCGATGTTTAGCCTGAACCAGTCTGGCGTTGACTGCCTCGGCCTCTCCGAAGTGCAGTTGGTCCTCAACCAACAGGAAACCGTCAACGACCTGCTTACACATATGAAGCAGATCACTTACTTGATGATTCCTCGCGTACTCTACGATTCAGGTCGAATCACTGAAGAAGATTTGAACAAGGCTGTTGAAGCGGCTGTCGGTTCTTTCGTAGGTATCAACCCCGAGAACAGCGAGGCTCTCCGTAGTCTCGGTACTTTGTTCTACGAAATGCCCATTCCGCAGAACCCTGTTGGCGTAAAAGAGTTTACCGCACGCCAAGAAGATGACGCTGCCTTCATCTCTGCGCTTGCAGAAGCCGCGCGTGGTCAGGTGACAGGTGCGCGTACTGCTACGGAAATGGCTATCATCGATGCACAGATGCGTACCCGTCTTGCTACGCGAGAAGGTCACGTCAACAGCGCAATCGAAGACGTAGGCGAGAAAGCTTTCTGGCTTTGCCGCAAGTACATGAAAGAAGAGAAGATGGTCCGTATCTCGGGTTCCCGTAAATGGGCTACTGTCGACCTCAAGTCAATCGCAGATGTTGACGTCAGCTTCTCCATGGTCAGCTACAACCCAATCCGTCAGAACCCCAGCGTACTCGCCGAGACGTTGCTTCAGATGATTCCGTTCCTTATCGAAAACCCCAACATCGATATTCGACGTCTTACCGAAGAAGTTGTCTCGGGTCTCGGAATACCTATCAACGTACTGCTTCCCGAGGAAGAGGTTGCTGCACGTATGGAAGCTGAAGCTGCTGCGGCAGAACAACAAGCTCTTGGTGGTGCTGCGGCTCCTACAGACGCTGCTGCGGGCATTCCGCCTGAACTCATGGCGATGCTTGCAGCGGAAGAAGGGCTTGTAGAAGGTGCGCCTGAAGAGGCATTAGCTGCTGGTGGTGGAGCACCGATTCGTGGAGAAGCCTAATGGAATCACCTGATTACAATATCCGCATCGACGCCATGCGTCGTGAAGCACAAGAGTTGGAGCAGTGTCCGCCTGCTACGCAGGACATTGGACTCAACATGGCTAACCGCCAACGTGCCATCGACGAAGCGAGCTACGGTCCTGCAAACCCACAACTCGACGAAAGCGGCGACAACGACGAGTTCTGGCAAGCGTTTGCAGACAAGTTCAACACGTCGATGGAAAACGCCATGACGATGCGGTGCGGTAACTGCACCTTCTTTATTCGCACACGCGAACTGCTCACCTGCATCGAGGCAGGTCTGGGTGAAGAGGGTGACCCCGAAACCGCTATCGAAGGCGGTGAACTTGGGTACTGTCAGGCTTGGGACTTTAAGTGTGCGTCACAACGTACCTGCTATAGCTGGGCAGGGAAGAAGCAGTAATGGCGCTTTCCGAGAAGCAACGCAACTTGGTCCGACGTACTTTGAAGAAGCACAACCTTAAAGGCGTAAACAAGCCCAAGCGCACGCCAGACCACCCGAAGAAAAGCCATATGGTCCTAGCAAAAGAGGGTGATAGAACGAAGCTGATTCGTTTTGGTGAGCAGGGTGCCGACACTGTTACCGAGGCAAACCCAACCGGTGCGCGTAAGAAGAAGCAAGATAGTTTTAAAGCACGTCATCGCAGAAACATCGCCAAAGGCAAAATGTCTGCAGCCTACTGGGCCAACAAGGTGAAATGGTAATGCCTACAGATGAACAACTCTGGTATCGAATGATGAGTGAGTCCTCGAAGAAAGACCCGCTTATCGAAGCCCGCAAAAAAGCGCAGCAAGAAGACATCGAAGCTGCCAAAGCAGAGGAGCAGAGCTTTGCGTCCAAGGTTGGAGAGATGCTAACGCCTCCAAAGCCAAAGGAACCTCAAGTAGATTTAACGAAAGTCGCTGAAGGTACGTCGCAAATACCTGCAATCTCTGAAGTCAAAGAAGAAGAGTTCGAGCCGTTGGAAGTCAAACCTACGCCGCAAGACATGCGATACGCAACGCAACAACGGCTTCAACAGTTCAACCTTCAGAACCGACTCACCCCCGAAGATCCAGAGAAAGCAGCGCGGATAGCAGGGATCGTAGGTGAAACCGCTGCAGGGTTTACCCCCGCGGGTATCGCCATTGACATCAAAGACATGGCAAAAGCGGTTGAAACAAAAGACCCGATACTTGCGGCGGCTGCAGGTGTTGGTCTTATCCCAGGCATCGGAGATGTCGCAAAGGGAACATTCAAAGCTTTAGAGGCAGGGGATAGATCTGCAGAAACAGTCCGTGCCGGAAGGCAACTAGTCGAGAGAACCGCAGATGCAGAGCGTCAATGGCTCGAAAGAGGAACTGACTCTCGGTACTTTCGAAGTTGGTTCGGAGACTCTAAGGTAAAAGACGAATCAGGCGAACCGATCATATTGTATCACGCCACACCTCATGACTTCTCGTCTTTCAACCCAAGTAAAGAAGACAGCT